TCAGCGTTTGAAAGGTGGATGACCGAACAATAATCCACCTGTTTTCGTGAATGCTGGGCACGCTAACCTGTCATCATGGATCTGCTGGCAATAAGGACAAATTCGCATATGCGTAGCGGTACTGTTCTCAAAGGTCTCTCGCAGAAACTGAACCATCGCGTTTGCAGAATCACGCTGTTCGCGGTAGCGCTCCGCCTCTCTCTGCAGACGCAATATTTCCCCATTGCGCTGGTTGATAACAGCGCGAGCCTCTTCGAGCTGGCGGATAAGCGATGCCTCTTCCGAAATATTCATGCGGCCTCCGTTTTTACTACCGGCACGGCGCAGCCTGGCAGCAGTTCAACCGCCGGCGCTATGCACTGATTTCCCCACACGTCGAAACCGTGAGACGACTGGCGCGCGAATAGCTCAATGCGCTGAATATCGCCCAGCAGCTGCACCAGTTTCTCTCGGATAACGTCCGGCTTGCGCGAGTTCTCCAGCCGCGGCGCCGTGACATGCTGGCAGATTGATGCATCCATTCGTTCCGGCAACTTTCCGCGCACCGCAAACAAGCAGTCTTCGCTGTTCGCCCGGGTCATGTGGCCCATGCCGATCGCGCTATTTCCTTTGTGCTTATTGATCTTGTGCCAGGTGAATCCCTTCATCGTCATGAGACGGAATCCACAGGCCTCGACAACCTTCAGCGCCTCGACAGGTTGAGGCGGTACCCACCACATAGCCAGCAGACAATCGTCGGCGGCGAGCTCCCACACGGGCAGCCGGCAGATATCCATAACATTCATCACCGGGTACTTAAACCCGGCGCCGCGGTCGCCGTCGGCTGCCTTATCGCGGTATGACCAGGGCGGATCCGCATATATCAGTGTGTATTTACCGGTCATGCTACCACCTTCTTGCTATTCAGTTGTTCAGCCACGCGCTGAGCCTTCAATGGGTTCTGGATGACCTGGCCGCCCGGCGTCAGCCACCCACGACGCAATGATGAATAAACCAGGGTGACACTACCTACGCGAATGTTGTCGTGCGGATTAGTCATAAACCACCCCGGCAGTAGCGCAGATCCCAGCATAGCCGCCACGACGCAGGCCATTACCTTTGCCGATGCACTGATCCCTTCGTACCGCAATGCGTGCGCGCTCAACCTCTCCGGTCGCGGCATCCATGCACTCAAGCCACAGGCGGGCGGCCAGGCGATACTGGCCTTTGTTTTCGCGCTCTATCGCTCTTTTTTCAAACGCAAGGGCTGCAGGTGTAACGGCGATGACCTTTGATGCTCTACGCTGCGGAGCGTACTGAGCGTGATATTTTTCAATACGGTTCATTTTATCCAGCCTTCTCGAAAGATTACCGCCAGCAGGAACAGCCAGGCGGATACGGCGGCCAGGTAGTAAAACCATCCTGACCACCTTTTCCAGTACTGCGCCAGCGACATCACGCAGCGTTACCTACCGGGCGAAATACTCGCTGTTCAACCGGCGGCTTTTTTCCGCCAAACTCTACCGGGCTGGCAGCCATTCGTTCATCAAGCCACTTCTCAACTTCTTCCTGAGTCCATGCGCAGCGCTTGTCCGTGATATACCAGCGCTTAGGGAACTGGCCGTTCTTCTCCAGGCGATCGATTGTGCTCATTGATAACGGCACCACCGCCAGCAGTTCCTTTTTGCCTAATGCACCTTTCATATTTCTTCTCCTGTTTCTGTGCGGCGCCACGGCGCCGCGGTGGTGTTTACATCGGGATTTCGTTCAGTTCATCGCGGCGGATAGTGTAGACGTCGGTTGCTTTCGACAGACGCTCATCATCGTTAGCCAGATTTTTAGCGACGTATTTGTATGCCTTATCCAGATCGGCAATGGTGTTGTAGTTCATTGCTGCATCAGTGAAGGCTGTCAGCATTTCATCCGGATCGCGGTCATCAGATTTTCTGGTCCGTTCTTCCGGCTGCTGATCATGTTTAGCGTTGATGAGCGAGTTCATCCCGGCGGCGTTTCTTGCTGGTGGAGTGATGTCACGCTCTACGCGCGGCGAGGTCTCCTGCAACTCGTCAGGCGTGTAAACTCCGAGAATTACATCAGGGCAGTAAAGGCGAGCCCAGCGCTTAACACCGAGATAGGCCAACTGTTGCTTTGGATCGCTCCCCCATAAAGTTGAGTTACGAACCTGAGCCTGGGTAAGTAACAGGTCCAGGACTCGAGGCTCACTTTCACCTTTCAGCGTTGCCCAAACCTTTACCCCGCATCCTTTTTCATCTGTTGCTGACCATCCAGCTGCAAGATACTTTTTCCCTTTGTCGTTTGTTTTTTCGATGAACTTTCCGATCACGTTCTCCCATGGACCGAACCATTCAAAGTGAACGCGATCCTTTGTTGGAGCCATTGCGGTAATGGCTGCGTTAACCAGTTGCGCTTCATAACCCAGCGCGCCGTTAATGACGTGGGTTTTTTGCGCTACAGCGAAAGGATTCATTCCCCACTGCGCAGCCTGCATTGCTACAGCCATACAGTCGGCCGGCTTCCCTGCAAGATGCGCCGGAACTGTAACCCGGCTCTGGGCCATCAGTTCAGCAAAGCGCACTAACTGGTTGATACCTTCCGGACTGAATATTGCCGCCGCGGTGCCGACGGTAGCGCCTGGTTGAGAAGTGATTGTGATGTCGTTGCTCATACGTACAGATCCTGTTTGCGTGCCCATTCAGGGCGTTTAATAATTTCCACGCCGCCCCATTCATCTGACAGGCGACACTGGTGATAGGTATTCAGATCCCGGCGGAACAGCGCCATTCCGGTATCAACATCAGGTGCATCAAGTTCAAACACGCGCACCGGATAGCGACCGCAGTCGATGCTTTCGCTGACGGCCAGGAAAAAGAATCCGTGTACTTCTCCGGTAACCTTTTGCGCGCCTTCGCAGTACATAGCGTTCTGGACGTGGTATCTGAATTCCTCGATGTGCCGTGCAAAGCGTTCCATGTCGGCTACTTTCTTCACGTCGACGATCACGTTGTGCTCATTGAGCCACTTATCCGGGCGGATCCGGCACAGCTCGCCGGTCTCATCGTCATTCCAGTACATCGATGCTTCGCAATGACCCGGGGCTTCCAGCATCCAGCGCGCCGCCGGGTGAGCCATGGCGCTCTTATGCATTAACCCGAGCTTTCTCCAGTCTTCATCAGGGATTGGCGTCATATTCGATCCCTTAATTGAATCGTTAAATGCGGCCAGGGCTGCCTTCCCCTTAGTCGTTCGCAGATCTACCTTTGGCTCTTTGATAAAGCGCTTATCGAATTCCTCCGGCTCCAGCAGCAGGCAGTGCAGGGCTGTACCCATGTCCAGCGCGGACTTTTTCTCTTCATCTTCCGGCGCTGCCTTGACCCATTTCAGAAGGGCAGGGTTTTTGGCAACCATATCCAGCTGCGACTTACTCACGCCGTCTCCGGCGTGGTAATCCTCGTTGCTGATGTCGAAATAGATACCTGGGTTCATTTTTTTCCACCTATTCCAGAGCAGACGCAGCGGATAGTGTCACCATCTGTCTTGTTGATAAGTCCAAGATGTGAGGGACTGATTTTTATCCATCCTCTGCGCTCAAGCTCCAGCGCGAACCAGTGGACGGCCGTTCTTCGCATGTTTAATTTTTGTGCTATCTGTGAATATGTGAACTTTCCAATCGTTAGCATCTGATAAAGAGAAGGATTCATGCCGCTGTCCTCGCGCTGTCGATCTGGTCTGCAAGATCCCACTTGCCGACGATCCCGGTCAGTTCGCTTATGAATGCCGCCAGTGATTCTTCAAACTCAACGCTTTCAAGTGCAGCGTTGATGACGTCCTGGCGGACCCCGGCGCGGCGCAGATTGTCGAATGCCGGGAGCAGGTATTCAGTCTTAAGCGTTTCCTGAAGCTCTACCTGCCTGGCATGCAATACTTCGGCGATGCGATAGTCGCTGTCGAAACCGGCCATAATTTTTTGCAGATTGCGTTGCTGTTGAGTCGAGATCACTTGAACACCCCCATATCCATTTCCGTTTTTGCCGCCAGTTTGCTGACGAATGCCCAGCTGATTGCCTCCTGCAGCGTGCGAAACTTCCAGCTCATCAGCCCGCAAGCCGTGACGCAGTACCAGCCGTTAATGATTTGCCATTGCATACAAACCTCTCTATTACCGTTTGGTAATTATCAGGCGTATAAGAAAGCCACCGGCGGTGGTTTTCGGGTAATTAATACGAGTCCTGATTACCTTTAAGGTAATAATCCGATCAAAAAATGATTATGTCAATAGAGGTGATGAGAAAAATATTACCAAAAAGGTAATTATGAGGCGTGGTAAGATTCATGCCTCCGGATGGCGGGGAGTATCAGAAGATCAGCTTTCTTTGTTCTGACTGAAAATGAAGTCAATGAACGCGGTGATCTTGTTCTTCTCTTCCTGCGGAAGTTTTTCGAAAGCCTGGTGGTCATACTCAATCATGCCGCGCGCGTCAGACGGCATAATCAGCTCGTATGCTTCTCTGCCAAAGGCACGCGCTATCGCATGCAGTACGCCGATGCTGGTGCTGCCGTCGCAGTTCAGAATGCGGTTAACTGTGGCCTGGCCAATACCGGCAGCGTCAGAGACTTTTTTCTCAGAGTTCAGAGTCGGGTGTGAACCCATCCAGAGGCCGAGGGTGAAAGATGCCTGCTTTTCCACGCTCCATTCATCCGGGTTAAGGAGCCCGAGCTGCGCGGGTGCATCAGACATGTGATCGATGTCCAGCCAGAAACGTTCCTTCCTTGCGAAAGCCTCAATCTCGCGTGCGGCATTGCCGCCGATGTTTTTCGTACCCTTACACCACCTGTTAACCAGGTTCTGCGATTTCTTAATCCTTTCGGCGAATCTCAACTGCGTGTTATCGAAGTTCTGCCGGATTATTTCGTTGAGGTTATCACGTCGTATGTCGTAGATGCTTTTCATGTCTATTATGTTTTGCCTGAAATTATTACCTAACTGATTAAATTTAATAGAATATTACCATAAAGGTAAACTTACCAAAATGGTAATAATCATTGATTTATTCACCAGAAAGGTAATAATTTACCCATGAATAGACAGGCTGAGATAAGCAAACTATGAGCGAAGAAAATAAATTTAATTTCAAAAAGTGCTGGCTTGATTTGTCGCCCGCTGAGCGCGAGGCGTTTGCTGCGGAAGCCGGAACGACCAGCCATTACATCCAGACCCATCTCACCGGGCGCCGCAAGATGCCACGCAAGCGTTTGATGGATGGACTGTTTAAAGCGTGCAAGGCCCGCGAATGGACCCGGAATAAAAACGACCTCGTCCTCTACTTCTGCGACCTCTGATCTCCTTTCCTTCCCCCTGTGCCGCCACCCCCGGCGGCTCCTGCCATCCCCTCAATACCTAAATGGTAATATTTATCCGAATGCGGTTGATCTTTTTTCACCTTGATGCAAAATTACCAAAGATAAATAACAAAGGGGTAAACCGATGAAGCGAATTACACAGCGCGAGGCGCTCGAACTCGGCCTGACCCGGTTCTATACCGGCAAAAAGTGCATCCATGGCCACGATAGCCAGCGCTACACAATCAGCGGCGAATGTGTCCAGTGCAACAACGACCGAGCGCGTCGTCAGCAGCAGTTACGCTCTGAGAAATTAAAGGCAGCCAGAAAGGCGCGGGAGGCAGCATGAAGCCCGCGGCCTACTACAACGAGATAGACCCATTCGCGGCGCAGTGGCTGCGTAATCTTATCGCCGGCGGTCACATCGCACCTGGCGAAGTTGACGAACGGAGTATTGAAGATGTCACACCTGACGACCTCAGAGGATTTACCCAGTGCCACTTTTTCGCCGGGATTGGTGGATGGTCATATGCTCTGCGTCTGGCCGGATGGCCGGATAACAGACCGATTTGGACAGGAAGTTGCCCATGCCAGCCTTTCTCCTCGACTGGCAAAGGCGCTGGGTTTGGTGACGACAGACATTTGTGGCCTGCCTTTGGCTGGCTTATCAAGCAGTGCCGACCTCAGCGCATCGCTGGCGAGCAAGTTGCAGGAGGTCGTGCGGATCCATGGTTCGACCTTGTACAAAATGACGTGGAAAGAATGGGCTACGCCTTCGGGCTTACGCCGTTCCCGGCTGCGGGTGTCGGGTCGCCGAACGAGCGAGAGCGGGCCTACTGGGTGGCCGACGCCGACCTGCAATACGAATCCACAGCCAGAAACGAAGCGCGGACTGCAGAACCTGTCCGGAGCGGTGAAATTATCTGGCTGGCAAACTCCGCTCGCGAACGACGCGACGGGGTCGACCCATTGCTACAGTGGGAAGAATCCAGACGGAACGCCGAAGATATGCCTGAAACTTCCCGGCTCCGTGTTGCTGGCGGGCTGGGTAACGCCAACGTCACGCGACTGGAAGGACTCCGCGGGAATGACTGCGCAGCGGGATGGAAAGGACAGGCTCGATCAGCTCCCGCGACAGGCGTACACATGCGGGCCCTTGAGGTTAACGGTTTTTGGCGAGATGCGGACTGGCTCTTTTGTCGAGATGGGAAATGGCGTCCAGTTGAACCCGGCACTTTCCCGCTGGTTGATGGGGCTGCCGCACGCATGGGACGAGTCGAGCCCGGGGTGGCAAGAGTGGCAAGCAGCAACCGCGTCGGCCGACTCAAAGGCTACGGAAACGCCATAAACGCCCAGGCTGCGGCGGCTTTCATTTGCGCTTATATGGAGGTGTCACATGGCCAGTAGCTGGATAAAAGTTGAGGTAATCACGCCAGATAAACCAGAGATTTTCCAGATAGCGGAAATCCTGAATATCGACCCCGACGCAGTACTCGGTAAGCTCGTTCGCATATGGGCATGGGCAGATCAACAGACCGTTGACGGTAACGCTGGCAGCGTTACAAAAGGAGTGCTCGACCGTATCGCTTTTATTACAGGATTCGCTGACGCACTGATCGCCGTTGGTTGGCTCGCCTACGACGGTAATAAGCTTGTATTGCCAAACTTTGAGCGACATAACGGGGAAAGCTCTAAAAAACGGGCACTTACAAACAGAAGGGTGGCGGCTCACCGTAAAAATGAAACGCAAAAAGTAACGCAGTCAGCGTTACAAAAAGCGTTACCAGAGGAAGAGGAAGAGGAAGAGGAAGAAGTAAAAGATAAAAACCCCCCTAACCCCCCAAGGGGAAGGGAGCCTAAAAAATCATATCCGTATCCTGAACAGCTCAATGCTGAAGCCTGGGAGGAGTGGAAGGCCTACAGGTCAGAAATGCGGTTCAAATCCTACGCGCCAACTGAACGGAGCGAGGGGGCGGCGATTACTGAGCTGATTAACTTGTCTGGTGGTAACCACGCGCGGCAGATGCAGATCGTGAAGCAGAGCATGGCCAAGGGATGGAAAGGGCTGTTTGAGCTGAAAGGCGGAACGGAAAGGCGCGATGTAAACGCCATCTCTGAGCCTGATACGCAGATCCCGCCAGGATTCAGAGGCGGGCCGACACACTGACGGAATCGGTAGCGCAGTAGCGCATTTTTTTACGCCTTTAAAATTACCAAAATGGTAATAAAATATGCGCAATACTATTGATATCGATCTGAATGTAGATTTATATTACCAATAAGGTAAACGTCATGAAGAAATCATTGCAGGCGCTCGGGAGACTTAAGGCCGGGCAGATGAATAAAACCGAGACGGCTTACTGCCAGCACCTCGAACTGCGCAAGCGTTACGGGGAAATCGCTTGGTATCGGTTTGAAGGAATCAAGCTGAGGCTGGCTGATAACACGTTCTACACGCCGGATTTCGCGGTGATGCTGGCGAACGGACAGATGGAATTGCACGAAGTGAAGGGGTTCTGGACCGATGACGCCAGGGTGAAAACCAAAGTCGCAGCAGACCAGTATCCATTCCGGATCATCGGGGTAACGAAGCTGCCGGCCAAAGCGGGCGGTGGGTGGAAGGTCGAAGAGTTCTGAATCGACGATCCTGATAGATATCAAATGAATCAACAAGTTAAACGGGTAAGCGGGGGTAAGTATGGACTTTGAGCATTGCAGTCGTAGCACGCTGTTCTGGTTTGCGGCACTGGTAGATGTTGCCGGGTGGGTTGCAGTAGTCGCTGTGACCTGGGGCGTATGCATGATGATCGAATGGGTGACGGCATGAACATCTCAACAGTAAACGAGCTCATTCAGTCGCTGGAGAGTGCGGGCGAGCTGTCGATCAAAGAGACAAAGGTTATGGCGCTGGCGAAAGCGTTTAAGCAGCTGGCGGCGGAGAACGCGGCGCTGAAGCAGGCTGAATCCAATCTGGTACGGAATATCATTAACGACCTTGGCGATACAGAATTACAGTACGCAAAAGTGCATACCCCCGCCACCGATCGCATCGTAGCCGGGATTAAGGCTGATGGGGTGGATGAGTTTGCAGCGCATCTTCGCGCCAATGATAACGGAGCATCAGTTTGCAAAATGATTGCGCTTGGAGCTGATGATTTCGCCAAGCAGCTGCGCGAGGGGGCCAAATGATCGAGCGCGGAATGATTTTTAACGCTGAGATGGTGCGCGCCATTCTCGACGGACGGAAGACGCAGACACGGCGCCCGGTAAAGTTTCCGGTATTAGATAAAAACCTTGGGTGCGAGCTGGCTGGCAATGAACTGGCCGGGGAGCTGTCGGCAGGGAACTATCTGAACAGCGCATTTGGCAAGCCAGGCGACCGCATTTGGGTGCGCGAGACGTTTCAGGGGCCACTGTTCGACTACGACCTAATGGATAGCTATTGCAAAGACCCCACTCCGTTTGAGAAGCCCGAATTCTGCGTTTACAAGGCTGATGGAGTGCCAGCGCCAGAGTCTTACGATGCAGATGATGAACTGCATTGCTGCTGGCGACCATCTATCCACATGCCGCGCTGGGCCAGCCGGATTCTGCTGGAAATAACCGGTGTGCGCGTGGAGCGTCTTAACTCAATACACGATGTCGATGCTATGCGAGAAGGAATCCAGAATCTGACGACATGTTCACACGCTGATTTCGGCATTCCTGGCGTCGTAAATGCGCAGCATCCTGTGCGAGCGTTTCAACTGTTATGGGAATCAATCTACGGCGCTGAAAGTTGGAAGGCGAACCCCTGGGTTTGGGTTGTAGAGTTCAAACGGATTGAGGAGCGTGCAGCATGACAACTGATATCACCGAACTGGCGCAGCGTATGAAGGCCGCTGCTGAGAAACTTGACGTAGCCCAATGGCAGACGCGCAAGGGTTTTAGCGGTATTGAGGTAATCGTCAAAGGCAGCCTTGAAAAGGGGACAGGCTGCGTGTCTTTCCAGCCTGTTGCTGCCGACTTAGCCGACACCAAAACAGCACGAGCGATTGCGTTGTTTAGCCCTGCCAACGTCCTCGCGCTGGTAGAGGCGCTGGAGAAGGCGCAGAAGAGCAACGAGTTTCTGAAAGGCCAATTGTCTGAGCTCGCCAACTTCAACCCTGACTGGGACAAGCTTGAGGCCAGTTATGAAAGTTGGCGTGAAATTGCTGCTGAATTGCTGGTAGCAAAAGAGCGCATCGCCGAGCTGGAGTCCCGCACCGTGAAGCTGCCAGACGACCTTCACCCAGACACGCAAGAGTTGGTAATTGACTTCTGCACTGCCCTGGCAGAGAAGCTGTACAAGGCCCAATTAAAATACGGCTACGACGCGGACTGGAAACAGGATGGGTGGCCAAGTCAATGCCAGGCGCACTTTCACCAGCATATCGCCAAAGGTGATCCGCGCGACGTTGCCGCTTATTGCGCCTTCATGTGGTGGCACGGCTGGAGCACTAAGCCTGCTGAAGGACTGGAATCCCGCACCGTCACCGTGAAGCTGCCGGACATCATGCCACCAGAAGCGGCACCGGCTCATTACTGGGTCCAGGGTGAGTCAATGGCCTATGCGGATGGATACAACAAATCGGCTGCGGATTTAAAGACCTCGATTGCTCAGGCCTGCTCTTCTGCTGGCGTTAACGTGGAGTTTGAATAATGGTCATCTCTCCAATAACGCTGAAAGCGGCGCAGGAATTTATCGCCCAGCATCACCGGCATAACAAACCGCCGCGCGGACATAAATTCAGTATCGGGCTGAAAAACGCCGCGGGCGAACTAATCGGCGTTGCGACTGCCGGTCGCCCGGTAGCTCGCCACCTTGACGACGGCCTGACAATTGAGGTCAATCGCACCTGCACCACTGGTGAGCGTAACGCTAACAGCGCTCTGTACGGCGCAATCTGGCGCGCCGCCAGAGCTATGGGCTATCACCGCTGCATCACATATACCCAGGCTGATGAATCTGGCGCGTCACTGCGTGCCGCTGGGTTCGTTCGCATCAAAGAGTTGCCTGCTCGGCCAGGCTGGGCTGCCTCAAGCGTGGCATTGAAAGACAAGCGTGATCCGGTTGGTAACGGTGGTGTGCCTCGTGTTTTGTGGGAAATCAGGAGAATGAAATGAATCACACACTGAGCGATTCACAGTTGGAAGCAATGGTTAAATCGGCTGTTAATTCATTCGGCCCGTTACCGCCTGACGAAAAATTCTCGCAACTGATTTCAGCGTTGCGTGAGCTACAGGAACGCCGCAAGGCCGAGCAGGACAGCGAGCCGGTGGCTGAGGTTTGCGAAGATTATGCTATCCGATACATCAGCAGCGGACCGGCACCAAAAGAAGGATTACATCCAGGTGACAAGCTCTATCGCCACGCGCAGCAGCCGATAGTGCCGGATGAGAGCTATCAGCAACTAAGCGAGTTGTACCATGCGCAAGAGAAGCGGCTGTTTAAGATTGCGCAGCGCATTAAAGGACCAGCTTTCGACAAATACGCGCACCCGACATCGCGGGCTATCGATGTACTGGAGGTGGCAATATTTGGTGAAGATGAAGCCTGTCGCGCCGCCATGCTCAACGGAGGTAACGATGAGTGATTTTAACGGATTTACTGGCAGCAATGACCCTGTTTACTACTCGCGCCAAACCGAAAATGCGGATGGTACCCTCACCAATGAGGATACCAAAAAGGCTGGCAACTCTCCGGTAATTGGCATTGACCCTGCATCCGGTTCTGACAGAACCGTGGAGGTTCGCTACGTTGCGCCTCCTGGTTACGTGATGGTGCCGAAGGAGATGACTGACGCTATTGGAGAGGCTATAGCCATGCATGCGAACTGTTGTGGTGGTATAGCGCTTGATATTTACGAAGCCATGCTCGAAGCCGCCCCGCATGATACCCCCGCTCTGAACTCGCTACAGAGCGTCGATAGTGTTGTAGGTAGATGGGTTCCGGTAAGCGAGCGGATGCCGGAAGATGGCCAGCACATAATCATATTTTGCGATGACGCATTCGTTTTATTTGCTCAACACCGCGATGGCGAATTTTTTGACGTTGTTCGTGACGGTGATGAGTTTTTTGAAACTACCAGCAGGTGCGTAACCCACTGGATGCCACTTCCAGCCGCCCCGCAGGAGGCGCAAGGTGAATAACAGCATCCCTGAAGCCGTAGCCGTAGCGATGATTAATGCCGCCAGAGATATCACAGTGGCAAAAATTAACGCCAAAGGCGCTAGGTTCGACGGTTATACCGGCAATTTCAACTGGTTTAATCAGTCGATGAAAGAGGTTCGCAATGCCGTTAAAGAGGTGATGCCTGATGTCGTGAAAGGGGTCAGTGATGCATAAATCCCCCGCAGAACGCAAAGCCGCGCAGCGCGCGCGGCAGTCCGCCGCCGGTGAACGCAAGATTGAGCTGGTGCTCGACGAGCAGGAAATGGAGATGCTGGCGCGGAACTGCGCCGCCCGGCGCCCTGGGCGTGCGCCGTATGAAATGGCCGAGTACATCGCGTTACTGATCCGCCAGGATGATGCGCGGGTTCGCGGCAGGATTAACTCCATCAGCAAACGGCGCTGCGGCAAGTGTGGCGACCAACTGCCGGTGTCATCATGCCCGTGCGCCGGTGATTCTCAATGCTGGGCCACTCTTGGCTGGCATGAAACAAAATTGCCTCTGTGACATGTCACGATGATTTGACTAAATCCTCACATGATTATGTCGCGGTAGGGATACCCGTTACCGGATACCCCCCGCACAGATCCCGGCGTGCGCGATTTACGCACCGGGCTCCTGCCTCGGGTGTCTGGCGGTGAACCGCTCCACAGGCCATGGATGAAGAACCCGAACCCTTGGTAGCCATGCGGCTGCCAGTTTGTTTGCTTTCGTCCAGGTCGTATCATCCTTCTGGCTCCTGCGCCTGAGCGCCCGGCGCCAGAGGTTTGTTACGTGTGTCCTGAACTTCTGCATGGTGGGGAAGTTGCCCGGTACCGAGTGATAGTTCAGGTATCCCTGAACCACTCTCCTGAGCCATTTTCCCTGTTCGGGGATTGAGTAATGCCAGCGCCTTCGCAGACCGTCTTTGATGGCTTTCAGAGTTGCCGTCATCCGATCCCGGCGGGTCTTTCGTATCAGCATGAACCTGCCGTTGCGATCTTTCCCGCTGATGTGCGTGAACCCGAGGAAGTTGAACGTTTCTGGTTTGCCTTTTCCCCTGATGGCACGGTTTTCGGCAGCGAAGCGGCCGAACTCCATCAGACGGGTTTTCTCCGGGTGAACCGTGAGTCCGAACTCCCTCAGTCTGCGCTGCATGGCTATACGGAAGCGCCGGGCATCGTATCGTTTGTCGAACCCGATGACGATGTCATCGGCGTATCTGACCATTACCACATTGCCTGTGGCATAGCGACGTCGCCACTGATGCGCCCACAGATCGAAGACGTAGTGGAGGTATATGTTTGCCAGCAGCGGTGAGATGACCGCACCCTGTGGGGTGCCTTCCTCCGTTGCTCGCCATTGACCCTCCTCCGACGTCCCGGCTGTGAGCCACTTACGTATGAGCCTGATTACCCTCCGGTCGCCGATCCGATGCTCTGTGAACCTGATCAGCCATTCGTGGCTCACCCTGTCGAAGAACTGACTGATGTCGGCATCCAGTACCCAGTTTACGTTAGTGCGTACCAGCCCTGTGGCCAGTGCGTCCAGTGCATCGTGCTGGCTTCGCCCGGGTCTGAACCCGTATGAGAACCCCATAAAGTCGTTTTCATAGACTGCGTTCAGGATTTTCACCAGCGCATACTGGACGATCTTGTCCTCCAGCGAGGCGATGCCGAGCGGGCGTTGTTTTCCATCCGCTTTTGGGATGTAGTGACGCCTGCCGGGCTGCGCCCTGTAGCTGCCCTGATGTAGCCTCCGGTGCAGATCTGTTATGTTGTTCTTCATGTTTCCGGCGTAGTCCATCCACCTGATGCCATCCACTCCGGCGGCCGCTTTCCTGCTCAGGGAGAGGAATGCGGCTTCCAGTGCTTCGACTGTCAGCAGGTGGAACAATGCTGTAAACCGTTCTTTCTTCCGCTGCTTCGCAGCTTCCCGCACGCGTGACAGCCTCTGTGACATGCTTTCCCGGCTCTGTGTCCGGCGCATGTGTGGCTGTTCCGCGTTCCCCTTGGCCCCGCTCCTTCGCTCCACTGACTCCGCTCCTTTCGGGTTGTTCGCCTGCTTCGCCGCTACTATGAGCGAGTCCGACTTCTCCTCTCCGTACATCACCGGCTATGACTCCTCGTCTTCCCGGTGCGGGCCATCTCCGACACTGGCAGATGGTCAGAGGGGAGATCTCCCGGTTCCCGCGTAGAGATCGTATTGACATGCCAGGGTCTCAGACCCCGCCGGGTCCATGTGGCACTCGCAGTATCGCACCCTATGATGTTGCCTTCCGTTAACAGTACAACGTCGGCACCCGGTAATTTAATATACATTTCGTGGCTCAATGGCTGGCCTGTCAACACCCCTGTCAACGCTTCGCCCCATACCTCGCGGTATGCAACGCATGACTCGGGGACCTTGTGGATTGCTGGTCCTTCAATGGTCGGGGACTTTCACCCCTTGATCTCTAACCGGTCTCCCGGCGCACACTGTTTAAATATACAGTATTTTTATGTGAGGTTCCATTATGGGTTTTCCATCTCCGGCTAAAGACTACGCAGAAGCAGCCCTTACCATCACCAGCCTTTGCGGCTATGACGGCAATTGCCGCACACTGGAAACCAGCGCGGGTTACGCAATCGTTGATATCTCCCGACGTCCAAAGCAGGGGGATCAAGTGCTAATCGCTTTTTGCGGGAGTACGCAATTCGCCTTTGTTCGTGGCCAGGCGCTAATCACAGACGACGGTGAGGCGATCGAGGGGGAGGCCCTCAATGATGTTGAGGTGAAAGGCGTGATTAGGTTCATGATAAACCGGGCAGGCTGGCAGAAAGAAGATGATATTCCGATCATGTAACATCGCGAATGGCATGATACTATTACCAAAACGGTAATTATTTGCGGAGCAGTTACCATGCCAAAGGACCCCAAACGCAAATCCACGCAGTACAAGCCGCTGACGGCAATGCAGGAAGCTTATGCCCAGGAATACACGAAATGCCCTGAGAATCAGACTCAGGCAGCGATTAACGCCGGGTTTTCGCCTAAGACAGCAGCTGTCAAAGCCAGTGTGATGATGCGCGATGAGCGCATTCAGAAACGGATAGCTGATCTCATGGAAGATCGCAATAAGCGCCTGCGCGTCAGCGCCGATTACGTGCTTCTGCGCCTGGTGGAAATCGACCAGATGGATGTGCTGGATATCCTGAGCGATGACGGCAGCCTTAAGCCGATCCGCGAATGGCCGAAGATATGGCGTACAACCCTCAGCGGCTTTGACCTGTCGTCAACCATCATGAACATGGATGAGACCTCGATAGAGACCATCCTCAAGAAAATCAAATGGCCCGACAAGGTGAAGAACCTCGAGCTGATTGGTAAGCACGTCGACGTCAACGCATTCAAAGAGCGCCTGGAAGTTTCCGGCACAGTCACGATTGCCGACCGCATGGCCGCCGCCAGGCGCCGCGTCAAAGAACAGGCTGGTGGTGAAGAATGACAGCCGCAGCCATGTCTCCGGAAGAGCAACTTGTCGAGGATATCGCCTCGTTCACGCATGACCCACTAGGCTATGCGCTGTATGCGTTTCCGTGGGGCGAGGATGGCGCAGAGCTGGCGCACGCCACCGGCCCCCGTAAATGGCAGGCTGATGCATTCCGCGAGATTCGCGATCACCTGCAGAACCCCGCGACGCGTCATCAGCCGCTGATGCTGGCCCGCGCATCCGGTCACGGTATCGGTAAATCTGCTTTCATCTCGATGCTGATTAACTGGGGCATGTCGACGTGCGAGGACTGCAAGGTGGTGGTGACCGCCAACACCGACAACCAGCTGCGCACCAAGACCTGGCCGGAAATCATCAAATGGTCGAACCTGGCTATCACGAAAGAATGGTTTACCTGCACCGCTACGGCGATGTACAGCAACGATCCCGGTCACGACAAACGCTGGCGCGCTGACGCAATACCATGGTCAGAGCACAATACCGAAGCGTTCGCCGGCCTGCACAACGAGCGCAAGCGTATCATCGTCGTATTTGACGAAGCATCTAACATTGCCGATCTGGTGTGGGAGGTAGCCGAGGGTGCGCTGACGGACGAAGATACCGAAATTATCTGGGTGGCGTTCGGTAACCCGACGCGCAACACCGGGCGTTTCCGTGAGTGCTTCCGCAAATACAAGCACCGCTGGAAGTGTGCGCAGATTGATTCCCGCACCGTGGAAGGCACCAACAAGCAGCAGCTTCAGAAGTGGGTGGACGACTACGGCGAGGACAGCGACTTTGTGAAGGTCCGCGTGCGAGGGATCTTCCCGGATGCATCAGAGATGCAGTTTATCCCTACCGGCCTGACCGACGAGGCCATGAAGCGAGTCGTCACCGCGGCGCAGGTGGCGCACGCCCCGGTGATTATCGGCGTCGACCCGGCTTATTCCGGCGTGGATGACGCGGTTATCTATCTCCGTCAGGGGCTGCACAGCAAAGTTCTCTGGACCGGCAATAAGACCACCGACGATCTGATTATGGCAAAGCGTATCGCCGACTTTGAGGATGAATACAAAGCCGACGCAGTATTTATCGACTTCGGATACGGCACCGGGCTGAAGTCTATCGGTGACGGCTGGGGCCGCTCATGGCAGCTTGTGCCGTTCGGCGGCGCATCAACGGATCCGCAGATGCTGAATAAGCGCGGCGAGATGTTCAACGCCTGCAAGACGTGGCTTAAACTCGGTGGCGCGCTGGATGACCAGGAGACAGCAGACGACCTGTCTGCGGCAGAGTACAAGGTCAGGGTTGACGGCAAGATAGTCATGGAGCCGAAGGAAGATATCAAAGATCGGTTGGGCCGGTCGCCCGGTAAGGGTGATGCTCTGCTGCTAACGTTTGCCTTCCCGGTCGCCAAAAAGTTGAATATACCAGGACAGCAGCAGGGCAAGGCCATTACAGACTACGATCCATGGGCGTAAAAAAATGCCCGCACATCGGCGGGCTGATTGTGACATGTCACGACGTTACATTAACTCTTTCCAGTCAACCCATTTTCCCGTTCTGCGTTTAACTTCCTCTCGCTTAAGGAATAGCAGCTCTCGACAACGCTCGCATCCGTCAAACTCATCAGAATTATTCTTGAAATTTTTTGCTCTGCGATACGTATAAATCCCGCAAACACAACGAGCGACATAGCGAGCCCCTTTATTTTTTGCTCCATGTGTGACAGCGAGGCCAATTATTGTCAATCTCCCGCGCTTTCTTCCGACCATTGATTGAACATCTCGGCGATGCTGAGGGTTTTTTATGTTGTAGGTTGGAAAAATAGGAAGTGGCAGATCGCTGTCACCTGTCTGGATAACTTTATTTGGCGTCCAATCCACGCCTTTACCAACAACCCTCGCAGCAACCCGGTCAACCGGTAGGCGCTTCATGTCGAACAGGTCTTTACTCATTCTGATCACCTTAAAAAAAAGCCCGGCGAACCGGGCGAAATGGAAGCAATGAGGGGTGCCATCCTTGGCTGGGTGTCACAGGGTTTACAGCATGAAGTCATCGCAATGGCGTCCTGCTGTAAAAAGGGCGGTGGTCAGTAAGTGGGATAACTACTGCCACCGCCAAGACTGCATCACACTGGTACTGCATCACGGTCCTGAGGCGTGATTGGGTTGTGGTTGGCCGCTACGTGCTGCTTAGCTCAGCGCCCTACAGGAAGGTTCTTTGGCTGAGTACCCATTACAGATCCTGTTCTAACCACAACGCTGAGAGCACTGCTGCCGTCGTTCACAGTTTTCGGGCAGTCAATGACCTACACCCTAAGTACTCTCATCGTTATGGCCTCGTCTCTTCCGAGGTGTCACACCGTATCGCCAGGATGGTGAATCCCTTGTCAGTGCATACCGGTCACTGGCTTGCGCATTCCGGCTACCCGCTCGGGGATAGGAATATCAAGGAACCCCGCCGGACCGCTTCGGCATAAATGCCGCGATGCATGTGCCATACACCGTTATATTACCTTAAAGGTAATAATTACATCTCATAAAGTCAATACACTACGCTAAATAAATCATATGTGATTAAATTGGTAATAATTTAAACGCGTATGGAGCATCGCTATGTGCATCGGAAGTTCGCCATCTGTACCCGCAGCGCCGGAGATTCAGGCTGCACCGCAGGAGCAGGATCAGGCCGTAGTCGATTCCCGTGATGAAGAAACCCGCCGCCGCCGTGCCGCCGCAGGAAGAGCATCGACTCTGCTCACTGGTGCCCAGGGTGACACCTCAACAGCCAACACCAGCGGTAAAACGCTGCTCGGCCAGTAACAGGAGCGCGGGGAATGGCAGCGGAAACCCTGAAAGAGCAACTGCAAAAACAGCAGGCTCAACTCACCAATGATCGTTCATCGTTCGAACCGCACTGGCGCGAACTGAGCGACTTCATCAATCCGCGTGGTTCCCGTTTCCTGGTCACCGATGTAAACCGCGATGACCGCCGCAATACCAAAATTGTTGACCCCACTGCCACGCTGTCAGCTCGCACGCTGTCGAGCGGGATGATGTCGGGGATCACCTCACCGGCGCGCCCGTGGTTCAAGTTGGCAACGCCTGACCCTGACATGATGGACTATGGCCCGGTCAAGCTCTGGCTTGAAGTGGTCCAGCGCCGCATGAATGAAGTTTTCAACAAGTCGAATCTTTATCAATCTTTACCGCTGCTTTACGCCAGCCTGGGGAATTACAGCACCGGCGCGATGGCCGTCCTTGAAGACGACAGCGATGTTATCCGCACGATGATGTTCCCGATCGGCTGTTACTACATGGCTAACTCCGCACGCGGCAGCGTTGATACCTGTTTCCGTAAGTTCTCAATGACTGTGCGTCAGCTGGTGATGGAATTTGGCATGAAAAATGTCAGCACATCGGTGAAAAGTCTGTGGGATGCCGGTAGTTACGAAAGCTGGATCGAAGTGGTTCACGCCGTTTATCCGAACATCGATCGCGATACTGCCAAGCTCAACAGCAAAAATAAGCCGGTCAAATCGGTTTACTACGAGGTTGGCGGCGACAGCGACAAAGTGCTGCGTGAGGCAGGTTTCGATGAATTCCCCATCATGGCGCCGCGCTGGGAAGTCAACGGCGAGGACGTTTACGGCTCTTCCTGCCCGGGCATGATTGCGCTGGGGCAGGTTAAGGCCCTGCAACTGGAGCAGAAGCGCAAGAGTCAGCTCATCGACAAAGCGACCAACCCGCCGATGGTTGGCCCGTCATCGCTTAAGAATCAGCGCGTTTCTCTTTTGCCTGGCGATATCACATACATCGATCAGGTCACCGGACAGGACGGATTTAAGCCAGCCTATCTGGTTAACCCGAATACCGCCGACCTGCTCGCCGATATCCAGGATACCCGGCAGATCATCAATAGCGCCTACTTTGTCGACCTCTTCATGATGTTGCAGAACATCAATACCCGCTCGATGCCGGTTGAAGCAGTGATCGAGATGAAAGAAGAGAAGCTGTTAATGCTGGGCCCGGTGCTGGAGCGTCTGAACGATGAATGCCTGAACCCGCTTATCGATCGCACCTTCTCCATCATGGCGCGTAAGAACCTTCTCCCGCCTCCGCCGGATGTCCTGCAGGGTATGCCGCTGCGCATCGAATACATCTCCGTTATGGCACAGGCGCAGAAATCTATCGGGCTATCCAGCCTGTCATCCACCGTTGGCTTTATTGGCCAGCTCGCAGCGCTCGGTAAAACGGAGGCACTCGACAAGCTTGACGCTGATCAGGCTATCGATGCCTTCGCTGAAATGTCCGGCTCATCACCGACGGTCATCGTACCGCAAGAACAGGTCGAGCAGATTCGCCAACAGCGCGCGCAGCAGCAACAGCAGCAACAGGCGATGGCAATGGGTATGGCCGCTGCGCAGGGTGCAAAAACACTCAGCGAAGCACAGACAGCAGATCCGAGCGTTCTAACCGCACTTTCTAACGCAGCAGTCGCTCCTGCAGGTGGTCAGCAATGACAGATTTTGATGATGACCAGTTAGCTGCTGAATCTGCACGCAAGAAGGAAATTCTCCTACAGCGCGACATCGACGACATCCGTTTCGTGATGGATAGCGCGCAGGGCCGCCGGGTTATCTGGGCTGTTCTGGAGCAGGGAAAAGTATTCTCAGCCTGCTTTGCCGGCGACCCGCAGGTTACAGCTTTCAACGAAGGGCAGCGCAACCTGGCGCTGGCATTGTTTCAGCGCGTCATGGCGCACTGCCCGGATCAGTATCTGAAGATGGCCGCAGAGGCTAATGAGGAAACCAAATGAGCCAGTTACAGACCCAGCGTGTAGTTCGCCTGAATGGCGCAAAGCAGGTTGTCGAGGTTCCCGATCCGGCGGCGGCGGTAATTGGCGCGCCGACAACGACTGATTACGGCGGCGGGAAGCTTGGTGCCTCTATTGCGGCGGCAGCGCCTGCCACTGCAACGGCAGATACAGCTTCTGTTGCAACCGATGTCGCCGGACTTCTTGTTGACCATAACGACCTGGTGACGAAGTACAACGCGCTTCTTGCGGATGCTGCGGCGCTTCGTACAACGCTGAACGCTGTTCTTGCGCAGCTGAAAGCCAAAACGATCCCGGTTTAAGGAGATAACCAATGAATTTATTTGAGCGCCTGCTGTATCGCCGCCTTTGCAATGAGCAACCAGCTGATGGTGGCGCGGCGCCGGCGGCATCTGAACCTGCAGCACCTGCTGGCGAAACCTCTACTCCGGCATCAGACCCTGCGCAACAGGAAGGCGAAAAGCCTGCCGATGAGGGCGCAGAGCAGAACGATAAGGCCGATAAACAGGATGGCGAAAAACAGGAAGAGAAAGACGAACAGAAACCGGAAGGTGCGCCGGAGAAATACGAATTTCAGGCAGGCGAAGGTGTCGAGCTGGACGCCGAAGCGCTGAAGGACTTCGAACCGGTTGCCCGTGAACTGAACCTGACCAATGACCAGGCGCAGAAGCTGGTGGATGCATACCCAAAAATTCTGGCCGGTGTGCAGCAGCGTCAGACAGAAGCCTGGCAGGCGCAAACCGAGCAGTGGGCTGCTGATGTGAAGGCTGACAAGGAGATCGGCGGCGATAAGTTGACCGCGAACCTCAGTGCTGCGCAGCGTGCACTTGATCAGTTCGGTACTCCCGAGCTTCGCGAATATCTGGACGGCACTGGACTGGGTAACCATCCGGAGCTGGTGAAGGCATTCATTAAGGTCGGTAAAGCGATGTCGGAAGATGGCGTGATTACTGGCAAAGAAAGCGGCCAGCGTAGTGCTGCCGAAGTGCTCTATGGCAAATAAGAGAGGATATAACCATGGCTGTTAAAGGCTTAACTGCGCTGACGCTGGCAGACTGGGGCAAGCGCATCGACCCGAACGGGAAAGTCGATAAAATTATCGAGCTCCTTTCCCAGACCAACCCAATCCTGCAGGACATGCTGATCGTTGAAGGCAACCTGCCTACCGGTCACCGTACCACTATCCGCTCAGGCCTGCCGTCGGCAACCTGGCGACTGCTGAACTACGGCGTGCAGCCGAGCAAATCGACGACTGTGCAGGTAACCGATGCCGTTGGCATGCTGGAAACCTACGCGGAAATTGATAAATCACTGGCAGATCTGAATGGCAATACTGCCGAATTCCGCCTGTCAGAAGACCGCGCCTTCATTGAAGCCATGAACCAGCAGATGGCGCAGACGCTTTTCTATGGTGATTCCAGCGTTAACCCGCAGCAGTTCATGGGCTTGTCTTCTCGCTACTCCAGCAAGTCAGCAGGTAACGGGCAGAACATCATCGACGCTGGCGGCACCGGTACCGATAACACCTCAATCTGGCTCGTTGTATGGGGTGAAAACACGGTTCACGGCATCTTCCCGAAAGGTCAAAAGGCTGGCCTGCAGATGGAAGATAAGGGCCAGCAGACTCTTAAAGATGCCAATGGCGGCCAGTATGAAGGCTACCGCACTCACTATAAGTGGGATAACGGTCTGACTCTTCGCGACTGGCGCTATGTTGTGCGCATCGCAAACATCGATGTGAGCGATCTGTCTGACCCGGCGGCCGCCGCAAACATCGTAAGCCTGATGGTAAAAGCACTGCACCGCATCCCTAACCGTGGCATGGGGAAACCGGTTTTCTACATGAACCGCACCGTGGCGCAGGCGCTTGACCTCCAGTCCCTGGATAAAGCCTCTCTGGCGCTGAGCGTTAAAGAGACAGAAGGCGAATGGTGGACCAGCTTCCGCGGCGTTCCGATTCGCGAAACCGATGCGCTGCTGGAAACCGAAGCTCGCGTGGTTTAACCCCTGACAATAACCAGCGGCCCGGGAACGGGCTGCTAACTGGAGAGACAAAGATGATCCTCGACAAACTGTTGATGTTCTCCGAAGCGCAGGCGGTTACGGCTACTGCTGCTTCAACTGATGTGATCGACCTTGGCCCAATCGACGGTACCCGCCGTGATATCGGTATCGGTTATCCGCTGGAATTCTGGGCGCTGGTGACCACCACCGCAACCGCTGCTGGCGCTGCTACTGTCAACGTGCAATTGCAGACCAGTCCGGACAACAGCACCTGGACAACGCTGTATGACAGCGGTGCGCAGGCTCTGTCGGCACTCACTGCCGGTAAGCGCATTGTGTCGGCGAAAGTCCCGTCGGGCGTTCTCCGCTATCTGCGCGTGAACTATTCCGTGGCAACCGGCCCGCTTACTGCTGGCGCGTTCACTTCCGGTATTAACCTGGATGTGGATGCAAACACGCCGTATCCGATCCGCTCCAAAGTGACAGGCTAAGGGGAAATCGATGTCTGGTGAAAAAGCAAAATACCGCGTTCTTCGCTTGTCACATATCAACAGCAATCTGTGGCCGGAAGGCTCAGAGGTTGAATATGACGGCGAGCCAGGTAGCGCTCTTGAGCCGCTGAACGATGCGGCAAAGGAAGCCAAGGCAAAGGCCAAATCTAAAGTCAAGGCATCAGCAACGGTTAAGGTGGTTTCTGAGCCGCTGAACGATGCGGCTCCTGATGATGATCTGGATAAGCTCCGCGAAGAGTATGAACTGCTCTTTAATGAGAAACCTCATCACAACACCAAAGCCGAAACGCTCCGCGAGAAAATCGCAGAGAAGCGAAAAGATTTAGGCGTCTGAGCCTCAGAATAAACCAGGGGGCTTAGGCCCCTTTCTTGTAGGAGCGTTCTATGGAAATGGTCAATCTAAAAACCGGCACCGACAGCTATCAGGATGAAAGCGGCGAGACTAAAACCCGCGACGAATACCCGTGGGGACTGTGCATCACCCTGAATAACGACACGCTGAACAAGCTTAAGGCTCAGCCTCAGAACGTCGGGACGGAAGTGATGATTACTGCCAAAGCGGTGATCAAAGGCATTTCTGCCCGTGAAGGTGATGATGGCACTTTCCGCAGCGCGGACCTGCAGATTACCGATATGGCGCTGGCGCCTGTTTCAGGTGAGGCACCGAAGACAGCCGCACAAACTCTTTACGGTGAAGGGGGCGAATAATGGCCTCAGTTATTGAGATCTGCAACCGCGCGCTGAGCAATATAGGCAACAACCGGAGCATTAATAGCCTGACGGAGGCGAGCAAAGAAGCCGGGCAATGCTCCCTGTATTATGAGTCGATTCGTGATGCTGTCCTGGCCGATTTTGACTGGAATTTTGCGACCAAGAATATCGCACTGGCTGACACAAACAACCCGCCGCAGGACTGGGATTATGCGTATACCTATCCCACTGACTGCCTCCGTATTATTGAGATCCCGCTACCTGGCGTACGGTATCCAACGGCTGCTATGCGCGTGCAGTACGTGGTCGGCGCGGACAGCGCCGGCACGGGGCGCCTGATTTACACCGATCTTCCGCAGGCCTGGCTTCGGTATGTTGCCCGCATCACCGACGTGAACATGTTCGATTCCATCTTCCAGGAGGCTCTTTCCTGGAGACTTGCGGCGGCAATCAACATGGTGATTACCGGTAATGCCGACCTCGGCAATAACGCGCTGAACATGTACAGCCGCGTAATCCTCAGCGCAGGCTCTCACAGCATGAATGAATCGCAGGAGCCGCAGTTGCCGGACGATCCGTTTACCGTAGCGAGGATGTGCTGATGGCTGTTAGCTGGATACAACCGAGTTTCTCAGGCGGAGAAATTGCGCCATCGCTATACGGACGCATTGATATGGCCAAGTACCAGGTGGCGCTGCGCAAGTGCGACAACTTCATTGTCCGGCAGTATGGCGGGGTAGAGAACCGACCCGGCACACAGTTCATCGCTGCGGCGAAATACCCGGATCGCAAATGTCGCCTGATACCTTTTCAGTTTTCGACGGTGCAGACCTATGCGCTGGAGTTTGGTCACAATTACATGCGCGTCATCAAAGACGGCGGCCTGGTGCTGACCATCGGCGATGTGATTTACGAGCTGGCCACGCCGTATACAGAAAATGATGTTTTCGGCCTGAAGTTCACGCAAAGCGCCGACGTAATGACGATCGTGCATCCTTCCTACCCGCCTAAAGAGCTGCGCCGTTACGCGCATGACAACTGGCAGATCGTTGACGTTCAGACTACCAACGGCCCGTTTGAAGATATCAACGTCGACGAATCAGTAACCGTTTATGCCAGCGCTACCACCGGGACAATTACCCTTACTGCGAGCTCGGCCATATTCGGGGCTGAGCAAGTCGGAAAGCTGTTCTATCTCGAGCAGCCGGCGGTCGATTCTGTTCCCGTATGGGAGACCAGCAAAGATACCAGCATTGACGATATTCGCCGCGCGGACAGTAACTATTATCGTGCCAACACAGCAGGAAAAACCGGAACGCTGAGGCCATCACATACAGAGGGTATGTCCTGGGATGGATGGGGCGGTACCGGCGATGATGATACCGGCGTGCAGTGGGAGTATCTGCATAGCGGGTTCGGCATTGTGCGGATCACTGCCGTCGCCGGTGACGGGCTTACTGCAACCGCAGATGTTGTCTCGCGAGTACCTGAAAATGCGGTGGGCGTCGACAAGGCCAGCTATAAGTGGGCGCGGTACGCCTGGAATAGTGTGGATGGCTACCCGGCGACGGTGGTCTATTACCAGCAGCGGCTGTACTTTGCTGCATCCCCTGCATACCCGCAAACAATCTGGGCCAGCCGCACCGGTGACTATAAAGACTTCGGCAAAAATAACCCGATTCAGGATGATGATCGGATTGTTTATACCTATGCCGGGCGACAGGTTAACGAGATCCGCCACCTTATCGATGTCGGTTCGCTGGTTGTTCTGACTTCCGGCGGTGAGTTTGTTGTGACCGGCGACCAGAATAAGGTGCTTACGCCATCGGCGTTTTCCCTGAGCTCTCAGGGCTCAAATGGCAGCAGCGATGTGCCGCCTATCGCCGTTTCTAATATCGCGCTCTTTATCCAGGAAAAGGGTAGCGTGGTGCGGGATCTGGCTTACTCGTTTGATGTGGATGGTTTCCAGGGTAATGACCTGACTATCCTCGCCAATCACCTTTTCCAGAAACGCAGCATTGTCGACTGGGCATTTTGCATTGTCCCGTTCTCCAGCGCGTTTTGCGTGCGTGACGACGGCAAGCTGCTGGTGCTTACCTATCTGCGCGATCAGCAGGTTTTCGCCTGGTCTCCGCAATCCAGCGCCGGGAAGTATGAAAGCACGTGCGGCATCAGCGAAGGTAGCGAAGACGCGATCTATTTCGTGGTTAACCGCACCATCAACGGCCAGACGAAACGCTACATAGAGCGACTGGCGAGCCGCCAGTTTACCGATGACCTTGACGCTTTCTTTGTCGACAGCGGCCTGACCTATGACGGGCGCAATACCGGAAGCCGGGCGGCAACTATCAGTGACGGCAGCGGCGACTGGAGTTATCAGGTTCCGTATACCCTGACGATGAGCGGCAGCAGCTATTTCACTGCAGGTGATGTTGGCGCGCAGATCCAGTTCCCCTACACCGGCAGCGACCCGGACGATGGCAGCGATGTTGCCATGCAGTTGCGTTGCGACATCATTTCGGTGGAAAGCGGTAACTCGGTGACTGTGACGGCAAACCGGAATATTCCTCCTGTCCTGCGCAACACCGCCACGACTAACTGGTATATGGCCCGGCAGACATTCGCCGGCCTCGATCACCTCGAAGGGCAGACCGTCAATATCCTGTCGGATGCCAGCGTAGAGCCGCAGAAGGTTGTTACCGGCGGTGCCGTTACGCTGGAAAAGCCCGGCGCCGTGGTCCACATCGGACTGCCGATTAACGCCCAGTTTGAAACCCTGGACATCAATATTAACGGTCAGGAGACGCTGCTCGATAAGAAACAGCTTATCAATACTGTAACACTAGTGGTGAACGCCAGCCGCGGAATCTGGGCATCAACGCCCGGTGGCCAGTGGTACGAATACCCTCAGCGCGAATTCGAGTTTTACGACGATCCGGTTGACGACGCCACAGGAAAGGTTGAGGTCAAACTCGACAGCAACTGGGATAAAAACGGACGGGTAAAAATCCGTCAGACTGACCCGCTGCCGCTCTCGGTGCTGGCGGTGATCCCCCGCATAACCGTGGGAGGCCTTTGATGATTAACGCTCAGATAGTCCCGGCCACAGCAGCGCACATCGCTGAAATTATCCCCCGCGTTCGCCTGGCCGACATCGAGGAGTTTGCCGCCACCAATGGCTGGAGTGCTGCCCGCGTCCTGGAGTGCGGGTTACGTACATCAACATTCTGTTGCGCCGGGCTAATCAATGGCCGGGTGGTAACTGTCTTCGGCGTTGCACCTAAATCTATGATTGGTGGCGCCGGCCTCCCATGGCTTGTTGGTACGGATGATCTGGAAAAATACCAGCGTACTTTCCTGCGTCGCTGCGGAAAGGTGGTCAGTGCAATGCTGATCGCTTATCCGCACCTTGAAAACTATGTTGATGCACGCAACAACGTCGCCAAAGCGTGGCTTCACTGGCTTGGTTTTACCCTGGAAGACCCGGCGCCGTATGGCGTGCAGGGGCTACCGTTTCACCGTTTCCACATGGAGAGAAAGTGATATGTGCGATCCAGTAATCGCTGGCGGCGCCGTGCTTGCCCTGAGTGGCGTCCAGGCGCTTAGCCAGTACCAGAACGGCAAATATGCCTCAGCAGTAGCGCAACAAAATGCAAATGTCGCAGAAGCTCAGGCGCAGGATTCAATCAATCGTGGAAACAGCCAGGCCGAAGAGGTGCGCCGCCGCAACCGGCAGGCAGCGGGGACGCAGGCAGCGACCATGGGCGCGACCGGCGCGGATCTATCTTCTGGCAACGCTCTGGACATTTTCGGCGATACGGCCCAGTTCGGCACGCTGGATGCTCTGACGACGGTTAACAACGCTCAGCGTGAGGCTTACGGTTATCAGGTGCAGGCGGCCAACTATCAGGCAGAGGCCAGTTCAGCACGTAAACAGGGAAATATCGGGGCGGCAACAACGTTACTCACGGCACCGCTGAAAGCGTATGGCGCATACCAGGCATTCGGCGGTACCTGGAGCCCATTCACGCAGAGCAAAGCTGCACCAATCTCTGCCGCAGTTGGCACAAAAACCGGTCGATAAGGAGATAATTATGCCAGTTGTACCAACCGTCACCGGTCGCCAGGTTGAAAGCCGCGGCGTGCAGACCGGAGGATTTCAGGCCGTCGCTCAGCCAAATATCAGCGATGCGCTGGTGAGTGTGGGTAGCCAGGCGCTTGACGTATTCGGCCAGGCTAAACAGCGCGCCGATGTGGCAATGTCGCAGGATGCATCACTGCAACTGACGCAGACAGCCAGCGATCTGATGACCAACCCGCAGAATGGCCTGCTCAACCTGCAGGGTAAAAATGCCCTCGGTAAGGGGCAGGAGTACACGCAGCTGTTTGACGCAAAGGCGCAGGAGCTGGCGATGCAGTTGCCGGAGTCTGCCCGCCAGGGTTTCCTGCAGCAGGTGCAGCAGCAGCGCATTCAGTTTACATCGCAGGCCGGTCGGCATGAGATCGGCCAGCTTAATGCATACGAAGAAGGGCAGTTCCAGGCAACGCTGACCACCGGCGCCAAAACAGCGGCGTCGATGTACGGCGATAATGGCAGCTATGTGCTGGCTAACCAGCAGGCGTTTCAGCAAATAGAAAGCTTCGGTGCAGCGCATGGCTGGAGTGACGAGCAGATACAAGCCAAAAAGGTAGAATTTAAAGAGAAGGTCGCAGATGGCGCGCTTTCTCAGTGGTCAGCAAATAACGCGATCGGCTTCATTCAGAGCAACGGTGAGCTGAGCGACACGGTAGCCGGTTCACGCCGGGCTGTTGCTGGCGGCGGTGAGTCAGCTGCTGATGGTCCTCGCGGGGTACGAAACAACAACCCGGGAAACCTCGAAGCCAGCTCATCAAACCCATGGGTAGGGCAGACCGGCAGTGATGGACGTTTTGCAAAATTCGAAACCCCGGAGCACGGGATCCGCGCGCTGGGGCGCAACCTGATTTCATACCAGCGGCAGGGGATCGATACGGTTGGCGAGATCATCAACCGCTGGGCGCCGCCGTCTGACAACAATGATACGGCAGCATACATCAAAGCGGTTTGCGCGCAGCTCGGCGTCACTGCTAACCAGCCGCTTGATGCATCAAACCCTGATACGCTGCAGGCGCTCTGTGCCGCCATCATTAAACATGAAAATGGCACGCAACCATACAGCCCTGACCAACTATCAACCGGCGTCAGCGCGGCGCTGGGCCTCTCTCAGTTGCCAAGCAGCAATAAGCGCTATACCGGCAATGCGGCATTCGACGCTGCGTCGCCTGAAGCACAGGCGACTTTCCTGCGCCAGGCTGACCAGATCCGCCGGCAGCAGCAGGCGGAGTACAGAACCGCGATCGATGGACAGGTACGCGACGCGACCGCGGCTTACATGCGCGGCGTTGAGTTTCCAAACCCGCCGGGCGAAGATGATTTTATGCGTGCCTACGGCGTGCGGGAGGGAAACCAGCGATACACCGAGTTCAAAAATACGCAGATCGCCGGGCAGTACATTGGCTCTTTCCGCAATATGCCTACCAGCAGCATCACCGCCTACGTCAAACAACTTGAGCCGACGCCGGAACAGACCGGGGAAGGGTATGCATCGCGGGCCGCGCTTTATGACAATGTTGTCTCTGCGGCGAATCAGGTAATTAAACAGCGCCAGGCTGATCCTATTCAGTTCTCGCTTTCTTCTGGCCAGGCTAAGCCAATAGACATGACAAACCAGAATAACTTTGGGCAAACAATAGCTGTTCGTGCTTCCCAGGTTTCAGGTCTGTCAAAGAGCTATGGCACACCTCTTACTTTCTTTTCCAAAGAAGAGGCCAACCAAATCGGAACATTTTTCCGCGATGCCCCAGTGTCACAACAGTCTGCGTATCTCGACACCATCAGGCAGAGCACTGGCGGCGGACAGGTCTATATGGCTGCATTGCAACAAATTAGCACCAACGCACCATCAGCCGCTGTGGCAGGGATCCTGATGGACAAGCCTGGAGGTATTGTTGCTGAAAAAAGCTGGTTCAGTTCAGACGTTAATGTTTCCCCGGAAACAGCAGCGCAGACCATCCTCTCAGGTGCGGCAGCAAGAAAGGGAACCAATGATGTAAAAGGAATTGCAATGCCAAAAGATACAGAATTGCTTCCTGATTTTACTGAAATAGTAAAAGACGCATTCGCTGGTGATGTCAATGGCGCATCAATGGCCTATGACATCGCCAAAGATTACTACGCTGGGGTTATGGAAAAAAAGGGAACTATATCTGGAGATTACGACAAAACTGTATGGCAGCAGGCCATAAACGTAGCAACGGGTGGTGTGCATGACTATAACGGCATGGGCAGCGTGCTTTTGCCATGGGGCATGTCAGCAGAACAATTTGATAAACAGGTTGATCAGGCCTGGAAATCTCAGGTTGTTGATGCAGGGATTAAAGCGCCAACAGGCCAGTATGGGCTGCAGAGTTATGGCGACAGTCAGTATCTCGTGAAACTTGGTACCGGATACCTTCTGAAACAGGACGGAACACCGGTAGTTATCGATCTCACGCAGCAGCGTCAGCGCTTCTCTGGAGATATCCCTCAATGAGTTACTTCGGACTTAACCCGGTAAACCAGAATCAGCAACTGGATGATGCAGCATCGAATCCGGCTGGCTTCAACAGTGATGTGGGTTTCTTCGATAATGCAGTCGGCGCTGGCCTGTCTGGCCTCTATTCTGGCCTGGTGGCAAAACCAGACCAGTTACTCTGGGCAGGCATGGACAAGCTGGTTTCACCTATCGCCAAATTCGTAAACGAAAACACCTCAGTAAACGATACGTCTGCAGAATACATTGCCGAGCAAAGAAAGTTGGCACAACAGCAAGTAAAGCGCCTGACGCCAGACGCAGCAACCACAGGAACAGCTGGGCAGGTTCTGCATGGACTGTTCGACATGGGGGGGCAGGCCGTGGTTGGTTCGCTACTTGCTGGCCCTGCCGGCGGTGCGGCGGCAGTGACATCCCTGCAGGGGTTTTCTGAGTATGAGCGCCTTACTGCGCAGGGCGTTGATTTCAGGACGGCGCAGGAAGCAGGGCTGGTTCAGGGCATCACTGCTGGTGCAGGAACGCTGATCCCAATGAGTCTTGGCTTGCGTGCTGGTGGCGCATTAGCGGAAGGGGTTGGTGCACAACTGGCGAGAACTGGTGAAAGTGCAGTGCGCGGTGCTGCGGCTACCGCAGCGCGAGCAGCTCCTGACATTGCCTATGCAGCTGGAACTAACATTGCCTTTGGGATGGCTCAGCGCGGTTTGACTGCGCAGACGCTGCGTGATGGTGGCTATACCGAGATGGCTAATCAGTACGATGTATTTGATCGCCAGGCCATAGCTATTGACGCAGTGCTCGGTGTCGCTTTCGGCGGTTTAGGTCGCTTTATTAATGCCAGAGGTGAATCGGCAAGAGCACCAGAATTTACCCCCACAGAGGTGGATGCGGCACTTTCCGCCAACGCCTCCCATCATGCTGAGATCGATGTAGCCCCAGGAGTACCGATCAACGTTCTTTCACGTGACGCTCACATTCAGGCTTTACAGAAGGCCATGAGAGATGTCAGTGAAGGCCGGGCAGTGGATGTTGCCAGCATTGCAGAACCAGCATCATTCAGTGATATTCCCGGGCGCCGCAGTTTGATTGCTCAGTCCCTTGATGAAGTGCTTTTTCAGGCGGATGAGGGTTATGCGGCGCGTGCGGTTGAAACAAGAATTCTTGAAGAGCAGGCCGCGCAGGTTTTATCGCGCGGGGATCGTCAGGTTTACCAGTCTGAGATTGCCAACAGTCAGCGCATTATTGATAACCTGACAGAACAGCGTAACCAAATCCTTTCTGAAGAACCAAAGGGAAGCGGAAAGGAACTGGCGCAGTCACGCGCTGATAAGCAATCCAGATTGCGTGACCTTGATCAGCGAATCACCGAGGCACAAGGACGCCTTGAATTCTCCCGTGACGCGCTGTCACCTCATGAGCCTGGCGGGGCGATATTTGAGGCGAGGGCAGAACTTGCTCGCCGCCAGCAGGCCGAGGCAGATCTGAATGTGCAGGCTCTTTCATTCTATAAAACTGCAGAAGTGCGCAGTGCTGACGAGGCTGCCCCGTTTGATACTGCTGCATCTTTACGCCAGGTAGAGCAGAAACCAACGGCGGAGCAGGCCGGTGATATGGATCTTCGCATTGCCGAGGACTCTTTAAACGAATCGCCGGATATGGTGATCACCGTTCTTGATGAAGATGGTAACCCGCAGTCGCGTAGCGCGCGCGAGGTGCTTGATGAAGCCAGCAGAGAAAACGAACAGGCAATTCAGGATTCCAGCCTGTTTGATGTCGCCGTAGCATGTTTCTTGAGAGGATAGTTGAATGAGACAGGAATGTATTCAGGCAGTACAGCAGGCGGCGCAGAGAACCCTGACAGCCAGAGAAATTCAGAATATTGAGGACCGCATATACCGAAATATGCGGTCGCTGGCGCGTGATGATCCTGCATCATGGCGGCAACTTACCGATGCAGAGCGACTGCGTCGAGCCGGGCAGTTAGCTGCAGACGAATTGCAGCAGGAGGCAGCGCTTAAGAAACGCCGGGTAGCGCTGACTATAGCGGCACGTCAGCGGCTGGATAAGTTTATCAATAGCTATCAGGGCGCGGATGGAAAGTTGGGCGCTCTCAATCGCACGATTGCATTCAGTGCAGACGGGAAATCTAATTTCCTGTCAGTAGAATCACGTACGAAAGCAACCCGTGATTATGCTCTTAGCCAGTTGCAGGAATCCTTCGAAGCCGTGGATCCGCGTTTCTTTGGTTTATTCGAGGATGAGGCCGGAGTACGTGACCTCATTTTTGAGATCCGCGGGCAAAAGACCGGGAATGTCAAAGCCAGTAAGGGCGCAAAAGCCTGGGGTGAAGTCACCGAACTATTGCGGCGCAGGTTCAATGATGCGGGCGGTGACATCGGCTACCTGGAAAACTGGGGTATTCCGCAACATCACTCGATGGAAAAAGTTGGCAAGGTATCGCGGGATAAATGGGTGAGCGACGTTATCGGGAAACTTGACCGCAAATATTATACTCGCGCTGATGGACAGTTAATGAATGATTCAGAGTTATCAGCGTTCCTTGGTGAAGCTTATAACACTATCGCTACCGGCGGCCTGAACAAGCTCAGTGATACAGGCATGCGGATATCTGGTGCTCGCGCTAATCGCGGTAACGCATCGCGACAGATCCACTTTAAAGATGCTGAATCATACCTCCAGTATCAGCAACTTTATGGTGATCGCTCTCTGTGGGAAATCATGGTCGGCCATCTGGAAGGAATCAGTAAAGACATTGCGCTGGTGGAAACCTACGGGCCGAACCCTGATCACGTCTTCCGTTCACTTCTCGATCAGACAAAGTCGGAGACGGCAACGGCGAATCCGAGTAAAACCGGAAGTGTGGAGCGCCAGGCTAACAGCACAGAGAACCTTTACAACTTCATCTCCGGGAAAACTCAGCCGGTAGCTAACCCGCATATTGCGAGATGGTCGGATAACATTCGCAACTGGATGGTGGCCAGCCGCCTCGGGTCAGCGCTGCTCGCTTCTTTCTCTGACCTTGGCACCATGTACTTATCAGCTAAGGTTACCAACCTGCCTATGAACCAGCTATTCCGTAACCAGTTAGAGGCAATGAATCCAGCTAATCGCACGGAGCTTGCCCGTGCGCGTCGCGCCGGGCTGGCAATGGAGTCTCTGCTGGGTAGTGTTAACCGTTGGGCGATGGATAATATGGGCCCGTCGGTATCCCGCTGGGCGGCAACAGCAGTGATGCGCGCCAGTGGTCTGACGGCCTGGTCAGATGCACACAAGCGCGCCTATGGCGTAACGATGATGGGAAGCCTCGGCGACGTTGTAACCAGAACGCCTGATTTACGCAGTCTCGATGATGCTGATTTCAGAATCCTGAAAAGCAAAGGGATCACTGACGCAGACTGGAGTGTCTGGAAACTGGCGCAGCAGGAGGACTGGGGGAAAGGCAATAACACGATGCTGACGCCGGAAAGTATCATGCGCATCCCTGATTCTGCTGTGCAGCATCTCGGGTCCCCGGAGCGAGTTAAGTTCGAGGCGATGCGTAAACTGTTGGGAGCCGTGACCGAGGAGGTTGATATGGCGGTTATCACACCTGGCGCGCGGGAACAGATGCTAACTGGTTCTGGTATCCAGAGAGGGACATGGAAAGGGGAGCTAACCCGAAGTGTATTCCTGTTCAAATCATTCCCGATCTCTGTTGTTATGCGCCACTGGTCTCGCGCAATGAGTATGCCTTCCGCCGGTGGTCGGGCAGCATACATTGCGATCTTTATCGCGAGCACAACAATTCTCGGCGCCCTTTCTCAGCAGCTTAACGATATGGCCTCAGGTCGCAATCCTCGTGATATGGCTGGTAAAGATGCCGCAAAATTCTGGCTTGGTGCATTGCTGAAAGGTGGTGGTCTTGGCTTGTATGGTGATTTTCTGCTATCCGATCATACCCGGTACGGAAGCGGTGCGCTGGCGTCTATGCTCGGCCCTGTGGCTGGCCTAGTCGACGATGTCATTAAGATTGGACAGGGTATCCCCCTCAATGCAGTGGAAGGAAAAAACGAGCAGACAGGCGGTGATCTGGTGAAACTCGGTAAAGGCCTGACGCCTGGCGCGAACATCTGGTATTTGAAGGCAGCACTTGATCATATGGTCTTTAACCAGATGCAGGAGTACTTTTCTCCCGGATATTTGCGTAAGATGGAGCAACGCTCGAAGAAAGAATTTAACCAAACGTACTGGTGGCGGCCGCAGGACGCGACACCGCAATAAGGAGGGGGGGATGTTTTTACTCATTATGACCGTGGTAATTTCTGGTGGACTATTATTTGTCGATCGTTACAAATATTTCCTTAGCTCTTCAATGCAGGCCTTGTGCTGGTTTATCTTTGTTGTGCAGGGTATCGTGCTTGTGGCAAGCCTTATTGAAGGGAAGCCTCTGATTTTTAGTTAGTAGTAATGTGATCACGCTCAGCAATAGTTCAATGCAACAAGTGGTGGAGGTGCTGTAGCGTTTTACCGTGCACCATATATAGGGAAGCCTGTTGAACAATGAACATAAACCTAAAGAGATTTTTAATTGCTATTTATACAGTAACGCTAATTTTGTCAGCCTTGGCTTTGTCTGAAAGAAATTTCAGAATGCTAAACTATGGGCGTTTTGAAGAAGTTTTCCCTTGGATCTTCATGTTCGTTTCATCTGCAATTTCCCTTTATTTTCTTATCATGATGGTGAATGTTATAGGGCGATCGGAAGGCGTACTGTCCTTATGGCTAAAGAGGCGGAAACTTGAAGAAGAGAAGCGGATAAGAGAGCTTCAAGATAAGTAGTGTGACATGTCACAAAGGCCGCTTGCGCGGCCTAATGTTCCACCAGAAACTCAGGATCCCAAAGGTCTGCATCGCGAGGCATAGTTTCCAGTTTCTTAAGGCGTAAGATACGATCGCATTCATCTATGACTTTTATCATTTCTGCGTCCATATCAGCCTTTTTGTGGGCGGGTTCATCCCAATAATCAACAAGGAATGCGTGACGTTCTGATGTCACAAGATAGACAACATAGACATCGCTGGTTGGTGTCTTCTTACGCTTGCCTGTGGTCTTGTCTTTTTTTCCGGATGCCCAGTTATTCCAGCATTCTTGGGTTCCGCTTTCCCCAAATTTATCAGTGTAGTTACCGATATCAAGATGGACATGGCGCAGGTGATATTTAAGAGCATCTTCTGGATCGACGAAGAGCACATCCTTACCGAATTGCTTATGGTGACCGTAGCGCCAATGGTCTATGAACGCATTTTTGATGGGGATTAATTCAGGGTCCTTCCCGAAGATACCAGGGTGAACCAACCCCTGGTATCTATTCTGCATCGTCGTAGAGTTCCTCCGCCCTTTCTTCTGCCGTGCGGGCGAACATTCTGCGAGAAATTGCATGAGATTGTTCTATAGACATTTTTGGTATCTCACGCATAGGCATCGCCGCCTGAGGTGCAGGCACAATATGACATTCAACAGGCTCCGGTATCTTTAAAAGATATGGGGGCGTGTTACTAGTGACTTCAGCAAGCGATGACTTGATGGCATTGTATGCGATGAAATATGCAAATTGGCCTTTATTTGCCCCATGATAATCATGCACAGTCAGTGGGGAAGTTGAAATATAACGTTTTTTTAATGCCTCAACCGCTGACTCACTGACTTCACTGCCATTAAAAACAATGACAGTCCCACTGGTGTTAATATGGGTATGAAGTGGCGCAGTAGATTTAAAATACTTAACTGGCATAAATTTAGGGCCAGCTTTTTTAGTTTGATGCATGGCTCCTCCGTTACATTACATCTGGATATCTGGCTTAATAGTGTACCTAAATTGTAGTTGAGTTGGCAAAAAAACAATCAAAAACATAATGTTAAGGTAATTTATATTTATTTTTGATTTGTTATTTGGATTTTATGGTTTTATTATTACCATTTTGGTAAATTTACATCGCATAAACCTTGTGCCATAGTGATCGTGCATCGGCAAAATCCGGTGTCGGGATTGGTCTCCCGGTTAATGTCACAGCGCACGACACGCGCTAGCGTGTTTTTTTGTGCTTGCGCTTCAGCGTACCCATTCAATGGTGGGCTGGGCGGGGGTCCGAAAGGACGCCGGTTCCCTGTGACGCCGGTAAGACCAACTCCGTTCAGTTCACCACCAATCCAGATTGGTCTCTGTGGTGGTGATAGTCCTAGTCACAGGAGATATCACAATGGCCAGCCAATTTCCTACTTATGCAACACCAGAAATTTCCATCCGAAACGGACATGCGATCACTACATCTTTAAGCGTCTCTAAGTTCTTTGAGCGTGAACATAAGAACGTTTTGCAGAAGATAGAATCCCTTGATTGTTCAGCACATTTTGCATCAGCTAACTTTTCAGCCGATGTGCAAAATATAAAAATAGGTAACGGAGCAACAAGGGCTTCAAAGATATACGAAATGACCAAAAACGGTTTCGTGTTTCTGGTCATGGGGTTCACCGGCAAGCGCGCGGCGCAGTTCAAGGAGGCCTACATTGCCGAGTTCGATCGGATGGAAGCGGAGCTTAACCGATCCCGGTATTCTGGCACTCTCGGCGATATGGTCGGCACCGCGGCGCAGGACAACCTGAATCAGCTGGTGGAGCGCCTGCAGCGCATCTTTCTCGAAGGTGAGTTTATCCCGGGCGGCAGTCGGGCGGTGAGATACGTAATCGAACCCAGCCGCAAAACAGGTAAAGCGATGGTTGGCGATTTCATGACGCAGAGCGAAGCCAGCCCGGTACATAGTCTCCTGGCGCTGCTTGGTCATGATGGCCACGATATCAAATCGGTAGAGCAGGAGATGCACGCGCTGCGTGAGCACATCACCAGGCTATCTCGGGCAATCGGTGACATATACACCCACGCCCAGTATATCAGCCATACAGTGAGTAAAATCTGACATCGCCGGTGCAGGGAAGAGCCCACAAAAAAGCCCGCACCGCGGGCTTAATTATCACTGACCGCCAGGGCGGGAGTCAGCAGAACGACCGCCACAGCGTGAGCCGTCAGCTGCAGTATCGCTATCATGCTGGCAGTTTCCAGCGAAAGCTTGTGTAGCTGAACCCAGAGACAACAGAACAAACAGCACTGCAAATGCTTTTTTCATTTTCACTTACCATGTGTAGACCACTAAACGTGGCTTCATCAGTGTAGCGCTGCGCTTAGATTTCATCCATAGAAATCCAGGTTGCCTGTTACCCCAACCCCTATCTGAGTTGCTGCCGCAACTGCATCGCGCAGTAATCCAGGTGCGTTTGCAGGTCGCGCATAGAGACCTGCGAACTTGTAACATAATTAACCAGCGCCACCAGTTCCGCTGCCGCTCCGCTGACGTCGTGCCCGTCCATTTGCATCTCACGTAAAAGTTCCATTAACTGCGACTGCTCAACCAGAGATCTGACACCTGCCGGGGTATGGATGCGCTCTGCAAAACCTTCTTCAATAGGATAACGGTACCGCTCTGGCATTAAGAATACTCCAAAAAATACTGTATATATATACATATAACAAAAGAGAAAACACATTTCCAGAGGGTATCTGATTACCTTTAAGGTAATAATGACTTATATCAAGGGCTGTAATATTCATATATGGGTTGTTGGGTAATAGAATGACGGTAGTGTGGCGCGCCGGGCGCTGCGAATGCCGGAGATTCATACATGACGGTCTCAACAGAAGTCGACCATAACGACTACACAGGGAACGGCGTAACCACATCATTCCCGTATACCTTCCGTATATTCCAGAAAACGGATTTGATGGTTCAGGTTGTTGACCTGAGCGAAAACATTACCGTGCTGACTCTTGATACGGACTATAGCGTGACGGGAGCGGGAACGTATTCAGGCGGCAGCGTGGTGCTTTCATCGCCGCTGGCGAATGGCTGGCAGATTTCAATATCTCGATCGCTGCCCGTTACCCAGGATACAGACCTGCGCAACCAGGGCAAGTTCTTCGCCGAAGTCCACGAGGATGCTTTCGATAAGCTGACGATGCTGATCCAGCAGTGTTTCAGTTTTTTGCGACTGGCACTGCGAAAGCCTTCTTTCATCGCAAACTACTACGATGCACTGAACAACCGCATTCGTAACCTGCGTGACCCGTCACAATCACAAGACGCGGCGACGAAGAATTATGTTGATGATTCTGCTGCTGATACAAATGCCTATGCAGATAGTTTATTTAAGAGAGCTATCCGTGTACCAGAATCAAATGTCGGTCTGGCTCCCACGAGTAATGGGAGGAAAAATTCATTATTTGGATGGAATAGTGAAGGCGATCCAGTACCAATTTTTGCAATGACGGATACTGCTGACCTTGCCATAAAATTGGCTTCTCATGATATTTCACTCGGTGGTGCTTTGGTTGCGTTGCCACAGGGTGGAACTGTCAATTCATCAGTTCTTTATGTCACCCCTGAGCAGGATGGTGCGAAGGGTGGTGGTATTGAAGACGATACGGATGCAATTCTCAGTACTATTAATAGAGCTTTGTCCCGCAGTGTTACAGCTGCGGGAATATATGTACCAGTTATAATACAACTCAGCAGCATATACAGGATCACGAAATCTATTGCAGTGGATGGTTCCAGAATTCGTTTCAGTGGATTAGCTGGTTGTGGTTTTTTCATCGACCCAGCCGGGAGTTATACCGACAGTAAAGTTTTTCTGATTTCCGGGGAGGGGCCAGAAGCTGCTTATGTTGGACAATCCGGCTCTCTGTTCGAAAATGTGTGCTTCCTCACGACAGTGATCTTGACCCTCCATCTCCGAACAGCTTTTGTATCTTAAGTTAACGATGTCCGCTGCCGCCGGTATTCCCTCGGGGAGTGATATCCCAGCGCGCTGTGCGGGTGGTTTTCATTGTAATGCGTGAACGCTACTGCAAGGTTTCGCAGTGCTGTTCTCACATCCGGTTTTGGCATGAACGCGATATAGTCTTCTTTCATCGTTTTCACGAACCGTTCGGCCATGCCATTACTCTGCGGGCTGCTCACCGCTGTTGTGCAGGGCTCCAGATTCAGCTCTCTCGCGAACCTCCGCGTTTCATACGCGGTATACGCTGAACCGTTATCCGTCAGCCACTGCACCGCTGTGTCGGGCAACCTGTCGCCGAAGCGCTTTTCCACCGACCTCAGCATCACATCCTGCACGGTCGAACTGTCATAGCCTCCCGTGCTTGCTGCCCAGTCTATGGCCTCACGGTCGCAGCAGTCCAGCGCGAACGTTACCCGCAGTTTTTCGCCGTTGTCGCAGCCGAACTCGAAGCCATCTGAACACCAGCGCATATCGCTTTCTGCCACCGCTATCTTGCCCTTATGTTCACGCTTCGGTCGCTCTGGTTTGTCATGCAACAACAACAGGTTATGCTCGCTCATTATCCTGTAAAGCCGTTTGGCATTCACAGGTGGCTGTCCCTCTGTGCGACGTTGCTTGCGCAGGATGCCCCACACGCGTCGATAACCATAACTCGGCATATCGCTGATAATGTTGAGGATAGCCGACAGTATTTCTGCGTCTGCTTCTTCATTACGCCGGTTACAGCGCCTGTCCTGCCAGTCGGCAGAACGGTTAATCCGCAGTGACAGTTGCGCACGCGACACGCCCATGGTCCGGCTGACCATGGCTATTCCCCGTCCTTTGGCAACAAGGGCGCGTGCGCTATCCATTTTCGCGACTGACCGTACTCCACGGCTTCTTTCAGGATCTCAACTTCCATCGTTTTCTTGCCCAGAAGGCGCTGAAGCTCCCGGACCTGCTTCAGAGCAGCAGTAAGCTCAGAAGCAGGAACGACTTCCTCTCCAGCCGCAACGGCGGTGAGGCTGCCTTCCTGATATTGCTTCTTCCACTTAAACAGCAGGCTGGGCTGGATACCATGCAGGCGGGCGACATGGGAGACATTCATACCCGGCTCCATCGTCTGCTGGATAATGGCGATCTTCTCCTGAGGAGTTTTACGTTTACGGACTTCTTGCCCTAACAGGATCCCGGTCATCTCAAAATTGGCGTTAGTGTTAGACATATATTCAAGCCTATCTCTTATCTGGAGATACAGCTACTGTCCGGTGTTTCAGGGGGCTACATCAGCTTCCTCACGACAGGAAAAACATTAGACCTGTTTCACTCGGTGCGTAACAGTTCCGTTTCAGGGGATAATGGTGCCTGCCTTCACAATATTTCAAACATTTCAGTCAGGGGCTTCAATCGCGTATTTACTCATGGTTCAGGCGGTTGGGGTTGGACCTGGGTAGGCTGTCAGTTCAGTGGTTGTACCAATCTGATGAACATTGTGACGGCCTCTGACACTTATGAGCGTCATAGCTTCTTTGGGTGTACCTGGCAGAACGGAGGCTATGCTTTCGTAATTAATAACCCTGATGGACGAATTTACTGGCATGCTGGATCAATCGACTATAGTGACGGCCTGGCGTCTATAGGGGCTGGGTTTATTGAAGCGAGCGGACATAATGAATGGACGGCAAGGTCGTTACCTCTTGTTACGATTACTGGTTCTAATGCATTTGTTAAAATGTCTGGAACTATGTTTGTCCGCAATAATACAACCACTCAGTATTATATATTCAAACAGTATCAGGCCCGGCAGGTATTCATTGATGATGTCGTGTTTGTTACTGATGGTGTTAATACCAGTTATGGTCTTATATCTAACTATGAAGTTATAAAGGGTAATCTTGCCTTTACTAACGATGCATCAAAGAGCATTGCTTATAATAGCTCTGACGAAAACATGATAAGTGGAACCATTGTTAATGCTGATTACTCGCTTAGTTCTACAGCCAGCCACTCAGTATCAGTAGTCGATGGAAAAATTACGGTAACTGCCAGCGCCAGTGGTGTTACATCGCATCTTTATATCGACATAGCCGTTACCGGGAGAACAAAATTAGCGTTCAAAATGATAGCTTCAAATACTTCTTCCGCCGGGGCTATATCGCTTAACAAGTCTCTGCTTACGCTTGGAAAATCACAGATTGCTAACCTGTCCGCTTCTGGGACAGCATCATGGCCTGCAAACGCGGCTAGTGTTCCTGGTGGCTCAGTGACTGTGTTCGATGTTCCAAAACAAGCAGGTTATTTCCGGCTCGATTTTAATGTGGCGAATCTTGCAGCAGGAACAAGCTTTACGATCGAGTCTCTTAAAATGTTTACTTGCTAAGGGTTTGATTATGGAAATATCAGAAGGCTGTATTGTAACTTGCTATAACGATACCGACATGAAAGATATTTTACAGTTTGGAGATGAGTACCAGGTTGAGAAAATACTTGATGAAGATTTGATAACACTGGTCGGCGTGTCAGAGCCAGTATTTGTCTGGAGGTTTATCGACTATAGCTAAAAATCATAAGGGAGGATGCAGTCAAAAAAACAAAGGCGGGTATTGGGGATATGGAGACATAGGGTCTCACTAGAACCTTTTAATTACCATTTATCCATATTCGGTTTATTGTGTATGATGAGCTTACCAACTTCAGGAGGTTCATCATGCATAGTAAACGGTGGTCACCATGTCAGGAACGCTAACCGCTGATACAGTAAATCAGGGGCTTAGCTACGGGGCACTGGCGGCAGTCGTCGCCGGAGTTCCGCCAGAAGTGGCGCTGGGCTCACTCGCGGGGGCGGTAATATTTGTCACCTCAGCGGTTGAATATCCTATCCGGCGCCGCGTTCTTTTGTCCCTTCTCAGCTTTCTCTGCGGTCTTCTCTTCTACAAGCCAACAGCATCAGTCCTTATCGGGCTGGCCAGCATGATCCCGACAATCACGCAGGACTCTTTTGAGCGCGGCATTGTGTATTCTGCCGGCGCTTTCGTTGCGTCCATTGTCGCCGTGCGCGTTGGCATCTGGCTGTATCACCGCTCTGATAATCCACGCGATTTAATCCCGGGAGGAAAAGACGATGACAGGCCATGATCTGCTGCTTATCGCCAACGCCATCATATGCGCAGGTATTGCGCTACGGGTGATGTTCTTTCAGCGCAACGGATCGCGGCACCGCCGGTGGGGTGGATGGATTGCCTATTTCCTGATTGTATCGGCGGCCAGCATTCCTGTACGGGCGGCGTATTCATTCTTCTACCACTTCCCCATGACCGCAGATCTGTCTGAGGTCGTCATTAACGCTGTGATGCTTGCCGCTGTTCTGAAAACTCGCGGCAACGTCGTGCAAATATTCAAGATATCGAGGTCGTAACATGGACATTAACCAGTTTCAAAAAGCAGCTGGCATCAGCCAAGTGCTGGCTACTCGCTGGCATCCACACATCGTGGCAGCCATGAAAGAGTTTGGCATCAGCAAGCCTGAGGATCAGGCGATGTTTATTGCCCAGGCCGGGCATGAAAGCGGCGGTTTCAGCCGCCTGGTAGAAAGCTTTAACTACAGCATTGCTGGTCTCGCTAGCTTTGTGCGCGCCGGGCGGCTGACTCAGGACCAGGCCAACGCGCTAGGCCGCCGCCAGGGGGAACCATCGTTGCCGCCGGTGCGCCAGCGCGCTATCGCCAATCTGGTGTACAGCAAACGCATGGGGAATAACGGACCTGGTGACGGTTATAACTTCCGTGGTCGTGGGCTTATCCAGATCACTGGTCTGACTAATTACCGGGACTGCGGCAATGGATTGAAGGTTGATCTGGTTACTCAGCCTGAACTGCTGGCACAGGACAGTTATGCAGCACGCAGCGCGGCGTGGTTCTTCGCCACAAAAGGTTGCCTCAAATATACCGGTGACCTGGCGCGTGTCACGCAGATCATCAACGGCGGACAGAATGGTATTGACGATCGCCGTGCACGGTACATTGCTGCCAGAAAGGTACTGGCATCATGATCACGGCATTCGTGAAAGCGTACTGGAAACAACTGCTTATTGTCGCGATGCTTGCTGCTCTGGTTGCCGGCGGCGTTGTAGCCTGGAATATTCACGGTGACAGACAGTACGACGCCGGTTATGCGCAGGCGAAGGCAGACCGCCAAGCAGAAGATGATAAAGCCCGTCTACATGACGAACAGGAGAAAGCAACCAATGAACGAGAAGCGCAGCAGAGGATCGACCAGGCGCGCAATGATGCTCTTGATGCTGCTGCTCGCGCTGGCCGGCTGCAGCAACAGCTCGTTGCCATCCGTGAGCAGCTCAGGCAGTATAACTCCACTGTCGGCGCTGGGTCGTCAGCCGCAGACACCGGAATTTTGCTCACCGACGTGTTCGAAAAATCTCTCGAACGAAACAGACAACTGGCAGAATACGCTGACCGGGCAGCTGAAGCCGGAAGGGTCTGCGAAAGGCAGTACGATGAACTGACGAAACAGGGTACTGTTTCCCGGTGA